ACGAATCGCTGGCCGAGCCGCCCAGGGGTCACATGGGTTGCAGCCAACTCGGTCACCCCTGCGACCGGTGGCTGTGGCTGTCGTTTCGCTGGGCCGTGCAGCCGACGTTCCCCGGGCGCGTGCTGAGATTGTTTCGCCGCGGCCAGAACGAAGAGGCGACCATCGTGTCGGACCTACGCGCCATTGGCCTTGACCTACGCATGACCGGTAGCAAGCAACAGCGCGTTGACCTTGGCGCTCACGTTTCCGGGAGCATTGACGCGATCATTGAGTCTGGCGTGCCCGAAGCACCGAAGAAACGCCATGTCGCCGAGTTCAAGACGCATAGCAAAAAGTCATTTGACGACCTTGAAAAACACGGCGTAGAGAAAAGCAAGCCCGAGCATTTCGTGCAGATGCAACTGTATATGCATGGCACCAAGATCGACCGCGCCCTCTACGTCGCCGTCTGCAAAGACAACGACCAAATCTATACAGAGCGCGTGCGATATGACAAGGAAACCGCCGAAAAGTATATTCGTCGCGGTCACTACCTGGCGCTTGCAGACCGGATGCCTCCACCGATCAGCACCGATCCGTCGTGGTATCAATGCAAGTTCTGCGACGCGCACGAGTTCTGCCACAGCACCAAGCTAACGAAACACGTTAACTGTCGCACCTGCGCTCATAGCACCGCGACACCGGACAGCACCTGGCGTTGTGAGGTGCATGAGGCCGATATACCAATCGAATGGCAACGACAGGGTTGTGGTGGTCACACCTTGCACCCCGACCTCGTACCGTGGGAACGCAAAGACGGCCTCGACGATTGGACAGCGGTCTATGTGATTGATGGCAAAGACGTTGCCAATGGCGAAGGCGACGCCCATGTCTACACCAGCCGCGAGATACTGGCTAACCCGTCGGCGTGCGCTAACCCGAGCGAGCAATTGACCGAGCTGCGCCAGCAGTTTGATGGGAGGATTGTGGGGTGAAAAAATTTATGCGAAACCTTCAGCCTGGACAGCAATTCATTTTGCTGCGTACTGGCGAAAAGTATAGATTCGTGCGGCGCGATTACAGCACGCCAAAAGGGACACGATATGTTGTTTTAAAAGATGGCGAGCAGGCCGAATCCAGTTTGCATCATGCTTGTCGTGTGTGGGTGCAAGATGCTCCGTGAATACCAACAGCGCGCTATTGACCAGCTCTATGCCTGGTTCGACGCTGGCAACAAAGGCAACCCATGCCTGGTGCTGCCGACCGGCTCAGGCAAGAGCCACATAGTTGCGGCGCTATGCAAAGACGCGATCCAGACCTGGCCCGAGACGCGCATCTTGATGCTCACTCATGTCAAAGAACTGATCGAACAGAACGCCGAGAAAATGCGACTGCATTGGCCTGGCGCGCCAATGGGAATCTACAGCGCCAGCATCGGTAAACGCCAGCTCGGCGAGCCGATCACATTCGCCGGCATCCAATCCGTGCGTAGCAAGGCCGATCTGCTCGGCCACATTGACTTGGTGATCATTGACGAGTGCCACCTCGTCAACCACAAAGACGAAGGCGGCTATCGCAAGCTGCTCGGCGACCTCACGCGCATCAACCCAACGCTGCGCGTCGTGGGCCTTACCGCGACGCCGTACCGCCTGGGCCACGGCCTTATCACCGACAAGCCGGCGCTCTTTGATGCGCTCATCGAGCCGGTGGGCATCGAAGAGTTGGTGTTTAAAGGGTATCTGTCGAATCTACGCAGCAAAATCACCAAGGCAAAACTAAACGTCGATGGCGTACACAAACGCGGCGGCGAGTTTATTGAGAGCGAGCTGCAGGCGGCGGTCGATACCGATGCAAACAACGTAGCGGCGGTAAGCGAGGTGGTCGGCTTGGCAGGTGACCGCAAAGCGTGGCTGTTCTTTTGCGCCGGTGTCAAACACGCCGAGAACGTGGCGGTCGTGCTGGATTTGATCCACGGCATCCCAGCCGCGTGCGTGACCGGCGACACGCCCAAGGCCGAGCGCGAGCGAATCTTGGCCGATTTCAAAGCCGGCAAGCTGCGCGCGCTCACCAACGCCAATGTGTTGACCACCGGCTTTGATTACCCGGACATTGACTTGATCGCCATGCTGCGCCCCACTATGAGCGCCAGCCTCTATGTGCAGATGGCCGGTCGCGGTATGCGCGTAAAGAGCCACACCGATCATTGCCTGGTGCTTGACTTCGCTGGCGTAGTGGCGACGCATGGCCCTATCACCGCGGTGCAGCCGCCGACCAAGGCGGGCGACGGAAACGGCGAAGCGCCTGTGAAGGTCTGCGACAACTGCGACGAGCTGGTGCCCATCAGCGCCCGCGAGTGTCCCGCCTGTGGCCACAAATTCCCCGAGCCAGAGCGTAAGAAGTTGCAGCTCCACGACGATGACATTATGGGCGTCGAAGGTCTGGATATGCAGGTCACGCAATGGACCTGGCGCAAACACATTAGCCGCACCAGCGGCAAAGAGATGATTGCCTGCACCTATTACGGGTGCCTCAGCGACCCGACGGTCACCGAGTATTTTCCGGTCTTGCACGACGGCTACGCTGGCCAGATGGCCGTGCAGCGCGTGGCGTCCATCGCGCAGCAAGCCGGCGCGCAGCTCACCGGCCGGCAATCGCTAGAAGAAACGGTGATCTATCTCAACCAAGCGCAGCACCCGTCCGACATTGAATACAAGCGCGACGGGAAATTTTTTAGAGTTATCAAGAGGGAATGGGCAAATGACTAGGGGCCGCGCAATACCGCACTACGGCAAGCTGGGTGTTGTCAATTTGGCCAGCGAGGTCAAAGCAATTTGGTACAGCCGCCATATTGAGCCAGAGCCGTGCGAGCCGATAGACACCTATTGGACATTGCACACCGACCCAGAGCTGGAGCTGTGGAAAGATTTTGTGCGCCGCCTGGTGGAAATCACGCCATTAACCGAGGCCGAAGAGCAGGCCGTTGCGCTTTGCGTGCTGGACAACTGCACGCTGAAAGAGGCCGGCATTGAGATGGGTCGCACGCAAGAGCGCGTGCGCCAGATTCTCATGAAAGCAATGCGGCGCTTTCGCACGCACCAAAAGGCGCTCACCGGACAAAATATGTGGGAGATGGATTTTCGAGACATGACATACAACTGGTGGAAGCATGAAAACAGAACATGAAGAGCAGCGCGAGCTTGTCCAATGGTTTCGCCAGACCTATCCCGGCGTGCGTATCTTTGCGATCCCCAATGGCGGGCTTAGATCGCCCTCCACGGCGGCGCGACTTAAAGCTGAAGGGGTGAGTAGCGGCGTTCCTGATCTATGCGTCCCAGCCTGGCGTTTGTGGATCGAAATGAAGCGAGCAAAAGGTGGTGTGGTCAGTCCTGAACAGAAGGATTGGATCGAATATTTAGCGTCGCACGAATACTGGTGTATAGTGGGAAAAGGTGCGGAGGATGCCAAGACAAAAATCCTCGAATTTAAGGAGCAACCTTGACCAAAGATCGTTATTTGACCATTCGCCTGCCTGCCGACATTGAGCAGGCCTTGCGTAAACACGCCGAGCAAAACACCCGCACGCTGGTGGCGCAGGTGTTGCACTACTTGAAGCAGGGCATGGCAAAAGAAAAGAACAAAACCTAGGGTTTGTCCCTATGTGCAGTGTGCGAAATTGTGGGAACATCAGGCTGTCAACAACGTAACAGGAGCTAAAACCGTGATCCGCGACTGCCTTTCCGCCCTCCTTTGCGCCGCCCTCATCGGCGCACCCTTCGCCTACTATTTTCTGTGGGTGATGAAACCATGAGACACACCGAGGCGGACTACATCACCGCAGGCTACCGCTACGAGGTTGCCAAACAATCGCTTGCCGAGGCCCAGCGTATCCGTAATATGCTGGAATCCGAGACGCCAGAGGATCAGACCGAGGCGCGACGGCTTATTGAACAAGGCAGGCAGGAGGCACGCAAATGAATTTCGCCGTTGGCTTAATTGTTGGCGTTGTCGTTGGCGGTACGATCATGCATTTCGTACACGAATACATTGATTCCATGGTTGAAGACGACGACGACAGCCGTTGGCTAGGCCGCACCTGCCCACCATGCGACGGCAAGTGCAAGCAGGGGCGCGATTGTCCGTCCCATGGCAAGGTACTATTTACCGACGACATTCATACCTGCCACGACGATTGCCAGAAACCTGCCTGCGTGCAGGCGCGCCGCGCAAGGGGCCAAGCATGAGCTGGCCTTTCCCGCCTCAACCCATACCGATCAACCAACCAACTCGTATCCCATTGGGCCACGAGGATTACGAGGATGCGCTGCTGTGAACCTTGACTATGCTTATCCTTGCATGATGGCGGAAAAGTCCCTGCGCGATCTGCATAACGCCATGTTGGAAAACAGGCACGACGACGCGTTGCTCGCTGGCATGAACGCGATTGTCGAAGTGCGAATTGCAATTGCCGCCATCAAAGATATGAAAGAGCGCGATGCAAAGTGACCGCGAATTGTTGGCGCTTTGCCTGCGCTACTTGACCGAAAGCCCGCGCCAGGCTTTTGACCGGGCGATGCTGGTTAGCACCATCGAAGAGCGCTTAAAACCAGACCTAGAGACACAGCGCCTGCGTGCGTTTCTTGCGCGCCTTATTGACCCCGACGATTTGGGTCACGCTGTTACCGCCGAGGTTCGTCAAAAGGTGAGCGCGTTGCTCAAATGATTGGGAGGCAGTCATGCGACCGAATATCCTAGACCCGAAATTCAAGTACACGCCTGCCGCGTACACCAACATCCAAGACAAATGGCGCGAACACGGATGGAAACCAAAAAATGAAATGCCCGTTTTGCAACGCGTGGACGACGGTAATATCAACCAGGCAGACCGACGAGTTCGTCCGAAGATCGCGCGCGTGCGGTAACGAGCATCGGTTCACGACTGAGGAGCGTGCCGTGCCTGACTCTAGGCAGCGTCTGACAGGAACAGCGCCCTCTCGGCCTCGCGCCGTTTTACTAGGCCCGGCAGCACCTTGCCGGCCGCTTTAGTCCAGTCCATGAAAGATTCAGCCGCGCCCGAGTAATCGGCGCGGTTGTATTTCATTCTGATCGTGGACCGCTGCAAGTTACCCAAGCCTACGTTAAAGGCAAAGCTGACCAGAGCGTCCAGGTGGCTTTGATTATCAAGAGAGCCAGGACACAATCGAACCACACCGCGCTCAAAAGACTCAAGGTCCTTAGCCAGAATTGCATCGACTTCCTCCATGCTAAATGGCCGGTCCCAGCCGGCCGGCAGCGCCAACTCGAGGCGCTGGGCGAATGGCACCTTGATATGGTTTTGGTCGATCACATGACCGACGCCGATGGTCCATAGCCGAGCTGGGCACCGGTAGGCGCGCAGGCGCACGCCCTCGTGGTGCTTGATCATCTCAAGCGCGGCCTGGCTAATCATTTGCCAAACACCCGACCGCCAAAATGAAAGGCGATTATTGAGGCGAACAGCGTGGCCGTGTTGTCGTCCCAGAGCATCTCGGCCATTTGGTCGAATGGCACCTTGTTTTCAAAGCAATAGACGATCAGGCACCCGTCGATAAAGCAAAGCAGTAGGAAAAACCCCAGCGAGATGATCGACTGCGTGGAACCGCGCAGGTTCTTGACCCAGGTGCTGACGCCATCGCCGAGGCTTTTGCTGTAGTCATAGACCGCCGCCATCTCGGCTTGCTGGGCACCGATTACGGCTTGGCGGGTCTGCGCGTCGGCCATGTACTTTTGCGCGTCCGATTGAACTTTCAGTTCGTCCAGCTTGATTTCCTCGAGCTTGGCCTGCGCCATGAACCCGCGCTCGGCCATCTGGAGTTCGCGGTCAATCTGCATACGGGCCAGCTCGACCTCGTGGCGCTTGTCCTGGCGGTCGCGGAAGAACTCGAGCAATTTGGGCAGACCGCCCATCAAAAACGAAATGAGCGTGGATAGGAGAGTGAGCATTTAGAACCCCAGCTTTCTAAAGATGGCATCAAAGATGCGGTTGGCGATTTCGGGCGGCAGCGTGATGATGATGTCGAATGCGATGTTGATTAACCCCAGGTAGCAAACGACCTTGAGCCACTTTTCCATCGCCTCAATGAGAACGAGATGGACGTCGACCGGCTTGCGTGGCATCTCATGGTTAGAAGATGATTTTCACTAACACCCATCCAACCGCACCGAGCAGCACCGCCGCAATAGCGATCGCAACACCAATGTCCCGAAACTCCTGCATCTCGCGCTGGCGTTGAATCTCTGCGATCTTTTCGCGCTCGGCCTCTTGCTTGTCCTCGGCATTCATCTCGGCTTCGCGCTTTTTGATCTGGTGCCAGATGTCCATGTTGTTCGAACTGAAGAACAACCCCTGCACCTCGCGCTCGAAATCGGCCTGCGCCTTGAGCGCCATCTCAATCTGCATTGCGGCACCGAGGTTGGAGCCGCCCTTCTTCTTAGCCTGGCGCGCCGCTTTGGTGGCCGTGGCCTTGGCGTCAAAGTAGTTGCCGAGCAGCGGCCCGAGCTGCGATACATCGTTGGCCGTCTTACTGGCCATCTTGACCATTTTGACCGCCTTATTGACCGCCTCCAGCGCGGCGATAGGGTCGATCATGATCATGATTAGCCACCCTTAAGGTGCCCAGCGACCCAAGTGATGATGCCGCCGGCCATGCTGGCAATCGTCATGCCCATCCAGAAACCGCCCTTGCCTTTGTTCGCTAGGGCTACCAACTCTTCTAGTTGGCGCTCCATCTTGTCGACCTTGCGATCCATAGCTTGTACGCGCTCCCACAGCACGCCATATTTGATCGGGTCGATTTCGGTTTCCATGTTAGTCGGGCGGTTGCATCAATTTACGGTTGGACAGCAGACGAGCATCGTCTGGCGCCAATTTTAGGGCTTCGTCTAAAAGCTGAATAGCCTCGTCTTTGAGGCCTAGATTCCAAGCGGCGATGCTGGCCAAGTCCCACGGTTTCTCGCCCCAGACCGACGGGTCCATCGTGTAGACAAGCTGTTTGTCTTTGATCTGCAACGCCGACTTAGCCGCCGCATATGACTCGGCCCACATCCCGTAGCGGTAAGTCAGCATGGACAGCTCGACCCAAGGCTCTCGAGTGCCTGGTGCCTCGGCGACGGCTAGGCGATACCATTTGAGCGCCTCCCAGCCTTTGCCCAGCTCGTCGTGCGCCTTGCCCAGCAGGCGCATTGCGTAGCATCGCTCATTGGCCCAGGTTGCCTCCGGCATCGCTAGGTATCGGTTT